CATCTCCCCACTGAACAGCTTTAAATAAAGTGCACGTGGATCTGTTCCACTATTTAGTGCACCCGGCCTTGTAAGAGCCGTAGTTAATGTGCTATTCTGTTGAGCCATTGTTATGGTTAAAGGTTATATGTGCTTTCCTGTACAGAATTTTTTTGATCATTTTTTTGTGGTCTATCCCACCGTCTAGACGGCTTAAGGTATCCAGCGTACTGGGCAAAAGCCAAGAGAGTAGGGAGGACTTGCACCTCCCAGATCACTTACTTGATTACTCTTGTGTATTCGACGCCACGATATACGTAAGTTACAGTCATTGTAAAGTCCATATACCTGACCCCCGTTCCATGGTCAGATTGCATGCGTCCCCAAGGGGGATGAACGGACGTGGCCTCCAGTGTCGTGTGACACCAGACATGATAAAGATGTTAGTTATCAGAGTTATCGTTGTCAGAAAGTTCTTTATCAGTTTCTTTCTTCTTCTCTTCTTCTTCTTGATAGAAGCCATAGCGGGTGACAGAGGCTTGCATTGTAGAATTTTGATGTGCCATTAACCTACTGCTGGTGCTGTAAGAGCTACAGGTGTAGACTCAGCTGCTGCTAGGTCTAATGGGAAGTTGTGTGCGTTACGCTCATGCATAACCTCAAAGCCAAGGTTGGCTCTGTTTAATACGTCGGCCCATGTAGGAACGATCTTGCCATTTGCATCTGATATTGACTGGTTAAAGTTAAAACCATTCAAGTTAAATGCCATGGTAGCTATCCCCATTGAGGTAAGCCATATGCCCACGACTGGCCATACAGCCAGAAAAAAGTGTAGAGCACGAGAATTGTTAAAGCTTGCATATTGAAAAATTAGTCTGCCAAAATAACCATGAGCAGCCACGATATTATAAGTCTCTTCCTCCTGACCAAACTTGTAGCCATAGTTCTGAGACTCCAATCCAGTAGTTTCTCTAATGAGCGAAGAAGTAACGAGACTTCCATGCATAGCAGCGAAAAGAGCTCCACCGAATACCCCAGCAACGCCGAGCATGTGGAACGGATGCATAAGGATATTGTGTTCTGCTTGGAATACGAACATAAAGTTAAAAGTACCAGAGATACCAAGAGGCATACCATCACTAAAACTTCCTTGTCCGAAAGGGTAGACTAAGAATACAGCAAGAGCTGCTGATACTGGAGCTGTGTAAGCTACAAAGATCCAAGGTCTCATTCCGAGTCTGTAAGATAGTTCCCACTGTCTTCCAGCATAGGCTGCTATTCCTATCAAAAAATGAAAGACAACAAGTTGGTAAGGTCCGCCATTGTATAGCCACTCGTCAAGTGTACCGGCTTCCCAGATGGGGTAGAAATGTAGTCCGATTGCGTTAGAGGAGGGAACGACTGCTCCTGATATAATATTGTTTCCAAATAATAAGGAACCGGAAACTGGTTCGCGTATGCCGTCAATGTCTACAGGCGGTGCTGCGATGAAAGCAAGTATAAAGCAAGTGGTTGCTGTAAGTAAGGTAGGTATCATAAGAACACCGAACCACCCCACGTAGAGGCGGTTGTTGGTGCTTGTTACCCACTCACAAAACTTGTCCCAGTTGCTGGTTTCTTTTGTAAGTTGGATAGTTTGTGCCATTTAAAAAATGCCGGGTATAATTTGTCCTGTTGTTGCGTATGCACCGATAGCTGCTACGAAACCGAGCATTGCTGCCCAGCCATTAAATCTTTCTGCTTCGTTTGTCATAATAGGGTTGGTATTAGTAGGGTAATTAGTAGCGATTACTCTCGCTGGAGTTTCGTTAGGAAAAATATTTTGTTTACCGTATTCGGTAGTAATCATAAGTCCGTTGTGGGTAGTAAGTACGTATGCCGGGTACGATACGATTCGGGCCGGCGGCATGATTACTTCTTCTTCTTTCTACCCTTAGCTGTCTTTGCAGCACGTTTAAAGTTAGCAGCAGTTGGTGCTCCTTTGGCTCCGGGTTTTCTCATCTTCTCACCAGAGCCAGCTTTGATGCGTTTACGCTTTGCATGTATGTTAGCGTACAGTCCTCTTTTTGCCATTGTGTTTACATGTGCATGATTTCTTTTTCTTTTTCATTAGCACTTCCACCTTCGCATAGCTAGAGCTTTACGTGTGGGCTTGCCATTGGGTTTCTTCATCGGCCCTTTCATGCCTTTGAATCTAGCACAGAAGGATCTTTTGCGTGGGCCTCCGCCGGGCTGTGGGGCTTTGAGATTAGAGCCGGTAGCTCTGTTATACTTAGCCCTACCAGCTGCCGTGAGACCTCCTTTTCTACTCTTATGCTTGCCGATCTTAAGTGAAACATTCTTCTTCTTGACTGCCATTATGCTATTGTCATTTTATTTTTCTTAGCTAAATCGATGCCTGTATTTAATTTAAACATCTTTTTAGATTCATCTAGACGATCTTTAGTTTTTATAAATAAGTCAGGCTTGCTACCGGGGTATGGATTATTAAAGAAAAGTCTACTAGGTGCACGACCATCTTGAGGAGATTGAGCTAACGGTACACGAAGTCCGTGTCTGTCTGGGTCGTAGTCACCATCATATAATAAACCATCAGGAGTATTGATAAAGGCTCCACCGTTGCTATCTAGAAAAAAACCGTATCTTGTAACTCCTTCCATGTCAGATGCATTTTCAGAGATTAACATACTTTGACTCTGCTGATACTGCTGAATTTTTTGCTTATAGTCAGGTCCTAAGATACGTCGGAAATCAGACTCTTCTAACGTTTCATCCTTCATAAGTTTTTGTATTAAGTCCTTTTCATTTCTAGGCTGAACAAAATGCTCTCTATGATGTGCTAGTCCTTTACTAGGTATAGGTGATTTACCGGGTAGGTAGGGGCTTGATGGGGTACCAGTTTTACCCGGTGCAGGCACTCGTTTGTTTGGATCGTCTTTAGGTAGAGGATCTGCCATTGCTAACCCTTCTGCCCTAGCTGCTCTACCATAAGCTGATGCATTTATTAGGTCATCAATAGTAGCCATTATTTCTTACCTTTTTTACCGAGTATCTTTTGTCTTACCTTAGCTGGTAACTTAGATAAACCTTTGTTTGTCTTCTTACCTTTCTTTGGTGGTCTACCTTTCTTACTTCCGTAAGTTCCTTTTCCCATTGGCATGATAATTCTCCTTAAAAGTTTACGTCTGTTGATCTTTGTAATTTTTCCATCACATCTTGACGATATGCTGGGTCGTTTTCGTAACGAGGATCTGACATAGCCTCAAGCACTTCGGCTTGGCTACGGTATTGATCTGTGTTTTGTTTAGGTGCCTTGCCTTGTACTACGTTACCGTCGTAACCAACTGCATCGTTGTAAGCAAAAGCTAATGCTCTTACTGCAAAGAACGCGGACAAGGGATCACCTCTTTGCATGACTTGATCGAACATATCAACCTCTTGTTTGTTTAGAGATTTTTGTGCCCAATCCATCATGTTAGAATAGTTTTCTTCTCCGCCTACAATACCCTTTAGCTGTTTAACATCTGCTTCAGTAAAGTCTCTGTTTTCTGGCTGTTGGTTTTGTAGAGAGTTTCTATATTCTAGGTGCATCTGTGCAAGATCAGTTGGTTTCATCTTGCTTAGTTCATCTAACGTTGCCTGATCATACTCACCAGACTCAGAGGTAGCCTGCTCCCATAGATCATCTAGTATTGTGGTAGCTGCTTCGGCCTCTTTATTCTCAGCTTCAGGCTCTTCTGCCTTTGCTTCAGGCTCTTCTGTATTTAATTTCTTTTGTAGCTCAAGATATCCTTTCTCTAATTCTTGTGCGTTTTTATATTTACCAGCTAGAAGTTGCTCTTGTGCTTCTTCCATCTGTTCTCCTACCTTCAGAGAGTCTTGCTCCTCTGCAGATAGGCTGTCGATAGAAGTAACCTCTGGCTGGTTCTCCATTGTTAATGTTTCTGCCATGTTATTGTGGTGGTGGTTCTTGTTCTAGTTGTCCGCCTTGTAATAGTTCCGGATTCTTAGTTGGGTCCATTAAAGGTGCCTTCATTAAATCAGGTATTCTTTCCTGTAGTGTTGCGTCTGCCTGCTCTTGTTGTAGCTGCTGTCTCTCTTCCTGTACCTCTTGCATTGATCTAACTAGATTCAATACGTCAATACCCTGTGAAGCTGCTAGACGTTTGATAACTTCTTCTGGATTTATGTATGTACCTATCGCATCTGGTCCCATTGTTTGTGCAATGGTTTGTAGGAAGGCTCCTAATGCTTGTGCATCCTGACCTCTACCTAGTGAGTTGATACCAGCTACAATGATAGGCTTAACAATACCTTTTGGTATACGTGGTATGTCACCACGCTTCTGGAATATGCTAAGTTTTCTGTTCAGATATGGTACTAGAAACTCTACAGTCAGGAGCCCGAAGAGTCCGCCAAGCTGTTGTTCTAGTTCCATCTGTGTCATACGTACCTCTTCAGCTGTTGTACGTTCTGACTGCCGAACTGACAGGATCAGGAACGCTTCGTTCAACCTTTTCTCGAGTGTCTGCATGTGCTGCAATGCCGTAGCAAAGTCAGCTGTCTTTCCGACTTGTATTACACCTATGTCATCTGGCCTGCCTTGCACGATTGCTCCGTTGCCTGCAGCCGCCAGCGTCTGTGGTTTAGTAGTAGCTGAGGGTGATACAGTAAACACAACTTTAGCAGCTGCTGCAGAGCCTTCTACGATAGCCTGAGACAATGCTTCGAGAGACTTAAGGTCTCCGATAAACTGCCCTACTCTACCTCTACCATATGCTTCACCATCTACTGTGTTAAAACGTAAAGGTAACCATGGTGTACTGTCGACAGGTGCTTTACCGTTCGAGCCGGGTAGTGCCTTACCATGCACTTCTTGATACCAGATAAATCTATTGTTGTCACGTTTGACGTGAGTATAGACATCACATTCGTGCTTGCCTATGTCTTCATCATCGTTGTAACTCATCTCTGGTGCGATCTGTTCGTAGTTAGGAATCAGATCTTTATTGATTCTTTCTTTTGTGATAATTTCAATCACGTCGCCGTTGCCATCTCGTTCTATCACGTAGCGATTAAGAGGATATAACTTCAGCCCATCCTTACCCATGAAGATAAGAGCATTACCACCTACAACTAGATGTTGTAATGCTTGGTGTATTACTACACGATCATCTGATGCAGCGATAGCGTCAAGGATTGTACGCTCTATCTTTGCAAACGATAAGTCAAGTTCTGATTTTACTTCCGGACCAAACTGTTCTCCTAGCTGAGACTCATCTAGCTGCAGCTTAAAGAAGCTGGTCTGTGGAGGCACGAGTGATAGTGATAGCTTTGATGCTAACGCTACAACTCCTTTAGCCCCTACAGACTGCCAAGGTGTCTTCAGTTGTTTCATACCCATAGAGGTATCTTCGTGTCCTCTGATGAGATATGGTAATGTAAGTTTAGTCGCGTCTTCTGCTTCGGTCAAAAACTGGGAACGATCACTGGATAAACTATCATACCTAGATTTTGATGTCATTGTTTATGCGAAATAATCTCTGTTGAACGCAGTTCTAAAATTAAATCTAGTAGCTGGTCTTTGAGTTTGTTGTACTACGGGTGGGAGTGGTGTTAGCTGTTTAAGTTGAGCTAACCTTTTTTGATATGCTTCTTGTGTTATACTTTTTATATCAGGGTCAGCTGTCGTCGGAGATACAGGTATAGGTTGTACTGTTGGTACTTGTGTTGCTTGCTGTCCACCAGTCGATGTCCGTAACCCTGACCGTCCTCCTCCTCCTCCTCGTCCTAAACCTTTAAATAGTGAACGAGTTGTAGGAGCTTGCCCTCCACCGGGTCCGTACCGTTTATATAAATCGTCTAGTTCTTTCATACGTTTGGCAGTAGTCGAGTCTTTGTTGTCTAAATTATCTTTAAACTGCTGACCAACAGCAACTGCATCATCAAGGCTAGGAATATTTGTTAGACCTAGTTGGCCCATGCTTTCAACTACACCATCTTTAACTTTACCAGAAGTTATCCTGTTAGCAAAGCCAAGAGCCTGACCGTATGAAACGTTTGTTAAACTCTTACCAGCTACGCCAGTATCTTCGGTTACACTTTTGTCAAATGTATGTCGTAGATCTTGTACGTCTTCATCACTAAGTTGTGGAATATTAAAGCGTTGTAACCTTCTTGTAAGGGCGTTAGGATCGTCGCTAAAGTTTTCAGCATTATTAGTAAGTGCATTGATAGATCTACCAACCATAGCTGTAGCATCAGTTTGATTTTTACCAGCTGTATCTCTTAACAATTGAGCGATAGGTCGCCGTGCTGTTTGAGCTGTCTCAGTGTTTATTCTACTAAGATAGTTATTATAAATTTCTTTAGCTGCTGACTCGCCTTCATTTATTACACGTTTAGCATCTAGTCCAGTCTGTGCTGAGAATACTGCTTGCTGTAATGGACTTTCTTTAAACGTATTAAACTTATCTGTAAATGTTTTATCATCACCGGGTCGGCCTAGATTATCAAAGTCAAACTTGTTAAATGTAGCTCTATCAAGTGTACCAAGCAATGCATCTTTAGCTATGCCGGGTATATCATAATTTATATTCTTATCTCTAGGTGTACGTGGAGTAATTGTTCTAGCTAATCTAAATTTAGAATTAGGGCTAAACACATCACTGGTTGATGGTCCGGTATCATCACTAGACTCACCTGTGTTTAAACCTCCAGCCTTTAACGCTGTTGCTGTACCAAGTATAGCTGCTGATGCTCCAGCTGTTGGGCCTGTTTTTAACATTCCCGGTGTAAATGCTTTACCAATAGTCAGCGGACTTACACCTGTTATGCCAGTTTTAGTCAGAGTTGGTGTAACTCCAGCTCGGAACGCAGCATTCCTAAGAGTCATCTGACCTATCTCTTGACCTAGACCTACTTTACTTAATCTACTAGCTGCGCCTCCAGTAAAAGCTGCTGGTATAGCAACCGAACTAAAGTTTCTAAGTGCTTGTAAGTTTGTATCTTGAAACTTAGGTAAGGTAGGTACGTTAGGTATCTTTTTACCAAAACCGAGTACCCCATACTCACCCATGTTTTTAAACGAGTTAAACAAATTTATACCAGAATCTACTAGGCCAGCACCTTGAGCAGCTATTCTGTCTGCGGGATTAAATCTGTTACCCTGTAGCCCATCGCCAAAAAATGTACGTCTAAAAGCTTCCTTATATGGTGTTGCAGTTAAGTAATCTTTGTTACTGTACCGTGTCTTTGTATTTACTCTAGAGGAACTGAATTTACCTGAGTCGTTAATGCCGAGACCCGAGCCAGTAAATGCACTGGCATCCACTGATCCAGTATATTGATTTCCTAGTCTGTTTGGGTCAAACTTATTCTTTCTTGTAGCTTCTGCTTTCTTTGCAGCTTCTGCGGCAGCGGTACGGGCAGCTGCTGCTTGTTGCACACTCTGCCGTTGGTTTGCTCTGTATATTCCTAGGGTACTATTTTTACCCTTTGAGCTAGTACCTACAGCTCCTCCGGTCAGGCCGCTTTTGCCTGCAGCTACACGTGCTTTGAATCTCCTCTGTACTCTATTTCTTCCTCTTTTGTGTCCCATTAGATTTCTTCTTTACTAATTCGTTTCTTGTACCACTCGACCACCGAGCGTTGACCAGCTAGGTACATGACTTCGCTGATGTTCTGCTTCGGATGTGGATTAACGGGTGGGAACATTTCATCTAGCTCTACTTCTATAGAACTAATCGTTGGTCCAATGATGGACTCAAGCATATTGTGGGAGGTTGGTGTTTGCATGTTCAAAGAATGCTGGCATACGAGCTGCTCTTGTGTCGGAAAACTGTGGAGCTTTCCCTTGATACATTAACTGATCGCTCGCATCCAGCCAAAATTTTTTGTCTAAATATTTATCAGTAGTATTTATACCTAGTGGTTGTACTATCCAATTGATAGTTGCCTTCCGAAGTTTGTCCAAACTAGGAGAAGGATTAAGACCGAGCTCACGGCAAACCAAGCTGTTCGTTGCCACGTGGACCTGTTCATCTCTGGATATATCAGCTGATACTGTTCTGAGAGCAGCATCACCATTAAACCTAAAGAAAGGCAGTAGAACAAAAAATATAGCTCGCTCTGCAACGAGAGCTTTTGTGATAGTATGGTCAGGGTGTGCAATCCAAGCGTCACGTAATCTTATCGCCTCCAGTTCTGATTGAGGGTCGGCACCGTGGGCGTCAACAATGTAGCCCAGAGCGAGATCATGTTTAATCTCGTCTTTAACGTTTGATTGAAGAAGTGTCCTCGCTGACTGCGGGACTTCCTTCTCCAAGCCTTGAGAAATAAATTCTCCAACTGGTAGCTCCATATGACGTATTGCGAGAGCACGTTTGATGGTTTCTTCAGCACCGTATTTTACCTCGCCTTTTGTAGGGACAACTGGTGTCCATGTTCGTTTTCTTGATAATAATTTTTCGTAGGGGTTCATTGTTGGCAGTCGCATGATGTGGGTTCGAGTATCCCTGCCAAGTAATCTTCGACGTCAGTATCTGCCAGTGCTGCGTAAGCATCAGACTTATCTTGTACGTCGCCCATAACTTGGAGAGAATAATATAGTGAGGTCTGTGAACTTTCTAGCCAGTCCTCTATAAAAGCTTCATTGTATGTAACTACATCGCTCCAGCTGTTAAAGCTGTAACCATGAAGCAATCCTGTCCTATCGAGCATTGTCATAATTTCGTCTGCTACACGCTTGTATGCGTCCCAT